AAATCATCTCCTTCAGCAATAGCAATATCAGCAGTTTGAATATAAGATGTCATAGCCGTTGAACCTGCATTAGCACCATATTCTTGATACCAAACTGTACTTACTCCACCCGTTAGTCCATAAACAGTTGGTGAAGCACTAGATGTACTATTAGGTAAATATTGTGTAGCCAGTGGATAATCAAATATATCTTTATCTGCCCATGTAGTTCTTGCAAGAGTACCGATAGTCCAAACATTTTCTCTATAGTTATAAGTTACTACACTATCAATATATGAAGAATTAGTAGATGGATAAAACCAACTTATTTCTGCAAATTTAGAATTAGAACCTGCATATAAGATAATTGCAGCAGCTCCTAAATTAATATTATTAAATACATAATCTTGAACTGAACATGGTATTTGTTTAACCGTTCCATCAAACATATAGAAAGCATTTGTTGACATCCAGAATACAACGTTTTGGGCCTCTATTCCGCAGTGAGGTGATATAGCACCGCAATTAGATCCTATTTGTGAAAAACCAAAAGTATAAGGAGGACCTACATATTGCATTGCATGTGCAGAAACGTTTGTTAAAACTAAAATATTACCTCTAGTAGGTACTGCTGTAATTATACTATTACCATGCGCTAATCTTTGAAAACCTGCAGTATTAACTGCTGTAGGTATATAATCAGTGTATGATTCTTGTGATGAAAATAATACAGTCATAGGATCATAAGTTGCAGTTGATCCTGGTGTTGTTTGTGTTCCAAAAAATACTACACTTCTATTAATAGCATCCACCGTCATAAAATTAGCACGAGTTGGAGCTTGCGTAATTAATGTTGCTCTTGTAAAACTTGGCGCTGCTAAAAAAGCACTTGTACTTAAATAATAACTAGATCCTCCAACAATAGTTGCAATTAAATCTTGTCCAAAATTATCTAATTTCCATATTCTTGTATCTTGTGTTTTAACTGAATCTGTTCTTGGTGTGTCCCAAGTTAAAGCACCCCATGTCATAGCTGACCAACCATTACCAAATTGAGTCATTGCAACCCCTGCAGTTATTTGAAAAGCAGCTCCTGCTGCAGATCCTGAAGTTGTTACTGTTCCAGGGTTACCTAGTCCATCTAAATTAATTTGAAAATTATTAGCATTAACAGTTGCATAAACTTGAAATTGAGATGCCATTGAAGTGTTATTAATTGCAGTATTTGAAACACTTACTCCAGATACCGTTGAGAAAGTAACAAAGTCTCCAGCAGCACAACCATTAGAAGTTGCTAAAACATTTACAATTGTTGTTCCAGATGTCATTGTAAACACCGCTGGGATAGTTGTTGATAATGGAGTTACATCATAAAAATAGTTATTATAAAGAACATAAAGTTTATTATTAGTCCCTATTGCACATAATGAAGTACCATCATTAGCAGTATAGGTATGAATATCTGTTGAGTTACCAATAAGATTATAAGGAGATGCAGATTGCCAGCCACCTATTTTTTCAGGTACTCCATATCTAAAACGTACATTATCTGAGTCAATCCAACCTCCTTCAGCACCATAAGCTGTATCTTGCTTATTAATACCTGGACGTGGAAATTTTAATTTTGTTATTGGCATAAAATACCATTATACTTAAAAATAGTGTAAAGACTAGAGTAACTTAATGTTTTATATACTATATATAACTGTATTTTGCCTTAATTGCATTAACTTTGTCTAACCACTCCTGCATAGGTATTTCTTGTCTTTGTGCTTTAAAGAATAGTGGATCAGATTGATTTCTATATGCGTCTGCTCTTAATAATCTCTGATTTTGATTATAAGAACTAACATATCCATTATAATTTTCTTGATTAGCTATTTCAATTTTGCCAGAAACATAAGAATAAGTATTAGGAACATAATGTTCTATTGGCTCAATTCCTTCAATTAAAGTATGAGTATCAGTTGATAACCCTAAATAGACATCTCCATCTTTAAAAAGATTATTAGATTCTATTGGTAATGAACTACCATACCAAACTATTAAATTATTATTATCAATTATTATGTTCATGGCATTAATGTTCCTGTAACAAAATAGTTTGGTGATGAAGCATTATAAGGATTTGCTTGATTATAAGCAGTAAAAGAAGTAGAAGCACTTGTTGATCTAAGTGTGTAGTAAGATACATAACTACTATAAATTGAAGTAGCAGTATTTGTGGTACCTTGTGTTCTAAAACCAACACCACTATTTATGTAAAGATAAGTAGTACCAGCGATATAACAAGTTGTTGAATTTATAGGCAATATTACACTGTTTGCTATATTAACTTGGTTTTTTGCTATTATTGAAGGAGTCGTGCTTGAAATACTAATAAGAAGAAGTCCCGTACCTCCTCCTCCAAATCCTATAACTGATGTGGTGCTTAATGCAACTCCAAATATATTATTTAAACCTGTTGATACAGGACTAGTAAGTACATTACTACCAACATCTGTTATATCTGCAGATTCAACATTTACTGAAGTTCCCCAAGTCGGTGTTCTTGTAGAAACAGAAATAATATTAACTTTATTTCTTCCAGTACCATTTGTAGCTGAAGTAGCTTGATAATAAACAACACAAAGTTTATCTGTATCATGGCAAACTAATGTAGCTGGATTTGTAAATGTAGAAGTTGCTAAATCTACCTTAGTTCCAACAGTTAACGTAGTTCCACTTGTTGTAATAATTTGAGCAGTTAAACTTCCACTAAATGATGTTTGTACAGAAGTTGCAGTATTTGTAGTTGCTGTATTATAAACAACAGCAAACTTATTATCATCCATTCTGCAACATAGACCATTATATTCGTTTGCAGTTTGATAGTAACCATCGCTAGCAGTTCCAGCACTTTCCGATGGAAAACTTAAAGAATTTTGTGTTCCAAAAGTTACTACTGTACCAGAAACTGTATTTACACAAAGTGATTTACTTGATCTATAAAATGGACTTGAATCAACTCCTTTTCTTCCAACCATAAGAATAAATGATGAGTCCGATAATCTAATTACATCTGCTCTGTAGTCATTAATGTTATATAATGCACTTCCACTAGAAAAATTTGTTGATTGTTCAGAACCAAATGTAATTGTACTACCTGATAAATCTCCAATTTTTGTGTAAACAGTTAAGTTTGAGCTATTCATATAAAAATTTGCAACTAATAATTTTGTAGCAGTTAAATGAATAACTTTCATAGAAGTATTACCAGTTGCAGTATTTGTATTAAGCGTTTGGTTAAAATCTATTGCATTTGTATATGCACCCCCAGGATAATAAGCCCAAGTTCCATTTGTTGTTGTATTATCTACTAAAGCAAATTGACCTATAGCATTAACTGCAAGTGTAGCCAGTATAGTTCCACCATTATTTTTAATATCTAAAGAATTATTTATTGGTGATGCATTTTCAATTACAAATACTGGATATCCTTTTGTAGCTAATGTAGTTGCATTAGGTAGTGTTACATAACTATTTGTTGTTGAATTAATTTGAACTTTTTGATATTGAGAAGATGAACTTGTTAGTGTTACGGAAGTAGTTCCAATTGCATATGTTGTAGCACCAGAAAATCCACCAGATATTGAAGAAAAAGATAATGTTCCAGAACCATTTGTAACTAGTGCCTGATTAGATGTTCCATCAGAGGATGGTAATGTAAATGTTACTGTAGTTGCTGCTGCAGCTAATACTTGTAATCCTGTATATTGAGTATTTGCAGTATTATAAATTTTTAATGTACCATTACCTGTTATGTTAACAGTTGTAGAATTAAGAGTTGTAGCTGTTGCAGTTACAGCAGTTAAAGAAGTTATATTTGCAGTAGTTACGTTTGCAGTTGTAATAGCTGCAGTAGTTAAAGTTGCAGTTCCACCTGTTGCAGTTGTAAAAGCTAATCCAGTAGTAGTAGCATTAGTTGCTGTGAAATTAGTTATTGTTAAATTTACTCCCGTTGCAGTTGTGTAAGATAAAGTTGTAGCTGTTAAATTTAATGCAGTTGCAGTTTGCATTGCAAGAGTTGTTCCATTAAATGTTAAATTAGTTGAACCAGCTAAGGCACCAGCATTATTATATTGTATAGCATTAGTTGTTCCACCAATAGATAAACCTGATACAGCTTGTGGTAGAGCAAAGTTTACAGCGCTTGCTCCATCTACATAAATATAAGCTTTAGTTGCAGTTGCAATAGAAACAGTTGTAGATCCACCTGCTGAAATAGTAGCAGTTGCACCTGAGTTGTTTATAATAATATAATCTTTTTCAATATTTGGAGTTGTAATTGTAATTGTTGTTGCAGATAAAGAACCGTTAAGGATGATAATTTTATTTCTTCCAACTTCATCTGTGTAAGTTGTAGCAGATGAATTTGTTGTAAAAGCTAAAGTTGTAGAACCTGTTACAGTTAAAGTATAAACACCTGAAATAGCGTTATCAATATCTTGAAGGTTGACATTCGTCAGCTGTCCCCATGTTCCAGAGTTATCGCCAGTTCCTTGTAAGTTTAATCCTAAATTACTCCACGTGCTTGCCATATTAAATTCCTTTTATCACTATTTAATAAGTTTGTCCATTATATACCATTAATAGTAGTCCAAACAGTATTATTTGTACCATATATTGTATTCCAAATTGTTGAAACATTTGGATCAATAGTATTCCAAGTTTGTCCTGTTGTTGGATCTATTGTATTCCAAGATTGTCCTGTTGTTGGATCAATTGCAGACCAATTTTGACCTGTTGTAGGGTTTATAGGCACCCAATTATAAGCAATAACAGTAGGACTTCCTGTAGCTAAAGTCAATTGATTTCCTGTGATAGGAACACCAATTTCAATACCTATGTTACCAATACCTAAATTAACACCATTTCCATTAACAAAAGCAATAGTATCAATTCCAGTAGTTGCAGTTCCAGTTTGAAGATTTAATAAATTACTTGTTACTAAAGCATTGACATCTAGTCCAACTGTTACTGTGCCTGTACCAATTTGAACAGATGAACCTACAACATTAACATATTGATCTATTATAACTTTAGCAGTTCCTATTTGTGTAGATAACTGACTTCCAATAGGTAATTCATTATCATCATCTGATGTTGTTGCAGTTCCTGTAAAGAAATTTAATAATTTACCTGTAACATTAACATTAGCTGATGCCGCAATAGTTGCATTACCAATACTGATTGTTAATAATTCACCAGTTAAACTAATATTGGCTTGTCCTGATATAGAAAGTGTTCCAGTTACAATTCCTAATTGCGCAGAAGATAATACAACATTAGCATTAATAGTAATTGTTGGATTTCCAGTTTGAGTTGATAATCCTGATCCTGTAATATTAACATTAGCAGCTGCATTAACTGTTGCAGTTCCAGTTTGAGTGTTTAATTGATTACTTGTAGCATTAACATTTGCAGAAGCATTAACTGTAGCAGTTCCAGTTTGATTAGATAACTGATTACCCGTAGCATTAATATTAGTAGAAGCTACTATTGAAACAGAACCAGTATTTAAAGATAATTCACTTGCAGTTGCAGTAACATTAACTGTAATTCCTATTGTTGCAGTTCCAGTTTGAGTAGATAATTGATTTCCTGTAACACTAACATATTTATCTATTGCAACTGTTGCAATTCCAGTTTGAGTAGATAACTGATTTCCTGTAACATTAACATTAGCAGAAGCTGCTACTGAAACAGAACCTGTATTTAAAGATAATTGACTTGCAGTTGCAGTAACATTAACAGGAATACTAACTGTAGCAGTTCCAGTTTGAGTTAATAATTGATTACCATTTATATTGACATTTGCTTGGTCACTTCTTGTAGCTGTACCAGTTTGAGTTAATAATTGATTACCATTTATATTGACATTTGCTTGGTCACTTGTTGTAGCTGTACCAGTTTGAGTTAATAATTGATTACCATTTACACTAACATTTATGTTATTTTGAATATAAATGGTAACACCAGAATAAACTCCTCCCCATCCATTTGCACCATAAGTATTTACATTCCAACCTTGATATCCTGGAATAATAGATATATTATTTCCTTGAACAATACCTAAACCATTAAGTTGAGTTGCAACTGTTACTGAATTTATTTGAGTTGATAATTGATTCCCTGTTACAATTACCGTAGAATTAACGTCAGTATTAGCTAATGCTGCAAACGGGGTTTGGGAAAATGTATCAAATCCAAAACTCATAATTAGTCTCCTTTGGTTTTAATTTAAGTACTAATTAAAACCCAATTTTTTGTTGGTTCATCCCAAGAATAAAATTTTCCATCTGTAGGATATGGAATTGGGGCTTCCCATCTACAAGTATCTGTATTAAGTATCCAAGAATTATAAGGTTTAGGTGCTATGAAAGCATCTCTAGTTTGATCGTATTGATAACCTATTCCTGCGTAATTTTTTCTAAAATTACCATTGTATGATGTTTGAATCCAATTTGTATCTTGACCCAATAATGATTTACAAAAATTAATACCTTTTTGTTCTACTTCATTACCATCTTGATTTAGTAATTCATTGTTATGAACTACAATAATATTAATTACTATATTGTTATTATCTATTTGTGCAAAATGTGCCATAATTAAAAAGTAATACTCCCTAAACCTGTAAATTTATAATACTTATAACCACCTGTATTGCTAAAAGTAGGTGATCCAGTTGTAGATGCAGCATCTGTATAAATGCTTGGATATCTTATTATAACCACACCATATCCACCTGCGGTAGCAGTACCTGTATTATTATAAATAGCTCCACCACCTCCTCCACCAGTATTTACAAGTCCCGCAGTTGCGGCTGTTGTAGTTGATTGCCCATTTCCACCTCCACCACTTCCTCCTGTAGCTACTGTTGCAGAATTACCAGCGCCACCTCCACCACCTGCATAAAATGTTCCTGAACCTGTTGGCCATTCTGCGCCATCTCCGCCATTACCGCCACGATTAGTTCCTTCAGTACCATTTGCACCAACTGCACTTTTACCTCCACCACCTCCACCGCCAACACTACCTAAACTCTTACCATTCTCACCAGTTCCGCCTTGATTACCTTGACCAGAAGTTCCTGCTCCTCCACTAGAAGTTCCATAATATCCTGTGCCACCACCTCCAGAACCACCGGCAACACCCGGGGATGTAGTTGCACCACCAGATGTATGAAAACCTCCTCTACCACCTGCAATACTTGTAAGTGAAAATGCAGATGAATTATTTCCATTACTATTTACTGGTCCGCCAGATCCAACAACTATAGTATAACTTGTTGCTGCTGTAATACTTGCAGTTCCAGTTAACATACCGCCAGCCCCTCCACCGCCGCCGCCTTCATTACTTCCATTTGCTGTAGATCCGCCACCACCACCACCAGCTACAATTAAATATTCAACAGAATTTGTTTTAATTTGCGATGTATAAAATGAATTTTTTGACGCAAACATTATGGAGTATAACCTTGTGTATACGATCCGTACCAATTAGTACCATCTGCTACAAAAGTTAGAATATCCATTTTACCAGCAGTTGCTGTAATTGTTGGTGCACCTGATGCTGGAAATTTAACTCCTGTAAATGTTGCTGTACCGTTACCTGTTGCTGCAGCTTGTTTTAATAAAAGTACAAATGATTTACCTGCAGTTGCAGTTGGCATAGTAAAGGTACAAGCTGTTGAAGCAGTTAGTGTTGCAGTTTGAACTGTGCCATTTGTTAATGAAATCGTATTAGTTGTAGTAACTGTTCCTATTGCAACTACAGTTTCAACATAGTTTGTAACCGTTGGATTATTTACTGTAGGAGATGTTCCAAATACAAGTGATCCTGATCCAGTTTCATCTGTAACAGCTGAAGCTAAATTTGCTGACGAAGGAGTTCCTAAAAATGTTGTAACGCCTGTGCCTAAACTTGTAATACCTGTACCACCATTAGCTACTGGTAAAGTTCCTGTAACGTTAGTCGTTAAATTAGTAAATGTTGTTGATGTTGTGCCAGTTCCTCCATTAGCAATTGGAAGTGTACCCGTTACACCTGTAGTTAAAGGCAATCCAGTTGCGTTAGTAAGAGTTGCTGATACTACAGTTCCAAGTGCAATGGCATTTCCACTTGCATCTAAATATAATGATTTTCCTGCTGGTTGTGTACAAAATACGTTTTTAGTACCTGCTCCAAATGAAACAGCTGAATTACTATTAGATGAAGTTAAAACTGTTGTTCTAGTTAATGTATTGGTAGTATAAGTTCCAAGACCAACTTCCCAGTTAGAAGCATTATCTGTTATACAATAATAAGTAGTATTGCCGCTTCCTATTCCAGATAAAAAAGATTGAAAACCAGTTACAGCTCCTATTAAAGTAAACGCACCTGTTCCTGTAGTAGTTGAAGTTTCTTGAACCCTATCATTTACAATTAATGCCATAATTTTTACATGGCAAAATTACTAAGAAATTCTTAGAACTGCGCTTGTTGAGTTAGCTGTTGGGAACTGAATAGTAAAGTTGCCGTTCGTTGCTGTTTGCGTTGTAGTAAAATCTAAAATTACAACTGCTTTTTTTGATTGCGTTGTATTATAAA